TATCGTGGGCTATCATAGTACTCTGTATGAGCGGTTTTTGTCCAAGTACGGTTAGTCAGTTCATCCCACAATTTCAGTACCGCCCCTACAATAGTATTAAGAAGAAAATCATCCCTGGTACTGTCTATATTAAGTTCAGCCTTTATATCATCAATTGTTATGAAAGCCATATCTAACTCCTGTCATTATATCAACTAAGGTGCGTGCAGCCCTTGGCCAAGTAAACTGCCCAGCAATACGTTGATAAGCTTTTTTGCCTTTCCTTAATGCTTTATTATAATTTTCATAAACTTCAAGCATACGTTTAGTAAACTGTACCCAATCCGGAGCTGCTGCATAAGTATGCCCTATAGGATTCTCTAGATCTCCTGGAGCAAATATGTTTTTCTTTTCTAATTTATAATCTACAGGATAACCTACTGTCTCGTCAAAGAAATCGGTCACTCCTGAATAATAAGTCGATATGCAAGGAAGTCCTGTTCTCATTGCTTCTGCTAAGGTTAACCCAAATCCTTCTCCGTGAGTAGGAAAAAGAAAACAGTGGGCCGAGTGGTAAAGCTTTATTAAATCTTTTAGAGGTAACTTTCTTCCATCCAATATTACATTTCCTCGTCTTTCAACCTTACCCCACATAGTTGTTTTAAGATAAAGCTCTAAGTAAGAAAGGCGATGATAACCTACTTCTTGCCATATATAAGCTAGATCCTTCCATCCTTTTCTCTCGTTTGGTGCCCCAACCCACAGAAAGCGAAAGGGCTTCTTCCCTCGTGGGAATCTGCGTTTCTTATAAGTAAAATAAGGTTCCACTCCATGGTTAACAACAAATATCTTTTCCTCATCAAAATACTGGGCAAACTTCTCCTTAACCCAAGTAGACGGAGTTAACAAATAATCTGCTTGTTGTATGTTTCCGATCCACTCAGGAGGCAACTCCTCGCCTTCAAACATAGTAAAAAGCCAGTTATACTTCTCAGGAAATCTATTCTTATAAAACTCTGGAGCCAAAATAATTTCTGCAACATACTTTTTCAGTGTCCTGTTGTGTACTGCATACCCATAGGCATTCCCAATAGCCTTGTGTTCGGGTATGTCAGTAAACCACAGAAGCTTAAATTTATCATTTATATTTTGCATCTGCATCAAAGATTATCTCCTCAATTCCTGGCTTAAACTCAAACCCCGTCCAATAGGATAAGTTTCTTAATGCTTGTGAAGGAGCCTTAAACAAATAACTTGTATTAACAAAGCAATACTCTGATAGCTCTTCCAAATACCTTCCTATATAAGCCCACTCTCGAAGAAGACTTTTTCTAGCCTGAGACACTGAGGGTTTGTGACGATTCGCTGCTGCCGAATGAATAGTACAATACCAATCCCTGACAGTCACCACCCAAAAAGGAGCGTAGTATCTTGCTGCAAACCTCTCTCGTATCTCCATCAAATCAGGCCACTTACGTCCGTGAGGAATACTACGTCGGAAAACTATTTCCCCGACATTACTGGGCACTGGCCATCTGCTCTTGCCATCTACATAAGCATCCAGCCTCTGATCATGCCCATAATCACCCCAACATCCACTTTCACAAAAAAGCCTTGTTACTAGCTTTGTCCCCGAGGATTCTGGTCCTACAACTATGTAGACTCTTTTATCTGCCATTCCTTTTTAGTACCTTTCGAGCCCTAGTATAGGTCTTCTTGGCGGTTTCGACTGGGTCAATAACTTTTTCCACCATCCATTGGTACCTTTTAACAGAAGTACGAGTCTTTTGATGAAATGCCTTACACTCTTCTCCTTTTAATACGGTCTCAGTACGGCCACAAGCAGCACATATCCTTTTCACCTTGTGATCAAACTCTATATCAACTCCACCACATACTGGGCAGGTAAGATTAACGAGAATCTTCTCGGCAATCCTGTAAACCTTTCCGCACTTCTTGCACAAAACATTAACCATTATCTATCATCTCCTGTTTTGTAGATAACCATGCTGTTTGTTCTTTTCTTTCCTCCAGCTTAGCCCCACACCTAGCACACTTCATCTGCTTATCTACAGCAAGCACTGAATAACAAGCATAACACTTCGGACAACAGTAATATATTATTTCTTCGACTTTTCTATCAGCTATCATTATCTCTCCTTTTCCTCCTTTTTATAGGTGGGCAAGGGGAAGATCACAGAGGGCCTTGCCCACCAAGTTGTGAGGTCTGACTGAGAGGGAAAGGAGGTAAAAAGCCTCTCGCTAAACACCAGGACCTCACGCTAGGTTTACGATGCAGCCGTCAGTAACCTGACGAAACCATTAGCCAACCCGATCTTCATACCCCACCTCTGGTAGAGTTTAAAGCGGGTACGGTTAGTTGTCCACAGTCCATAAGGATCTACCTGCAGAGTTGTGGTATCTAGCCTGCGACCTATGGAGAAGTACCGCAGGTTGCCAAAAGCAACGAAGGCTGTATTTGCTCCCGAAGTAGATGGCATTTTAATCACCTCACTGTACGGGTATCCCCAAATAGTTCCGCTCATAGGAGAGCCGACCGTTTCGATGAAAATCGGACGATCGTCATTATCCTTTAAGGTTCGGATATAATGGAGAATCTGTCCATGCATCCAGAACCTGGCACCCTGCTTCTTTAGGCCATCCAGCTTGGCGATCATCTGGCTGAGCACATCTGCAGTAATAGCACTAAAGCTTGTGCTGCCGGAACTCATCACCACGCTATAACCACAGGCTGCGCTAAGGATACCAGAGCACACATTGGAACCGTCACCATTAAAGGCTTCATTGTCCAGCTCTAGCCCTGCAGCCTCAGCCATAGCCTCGGTCAGCCAGGACACAATGTCAGTGCGAGCATCTGCCAGGGTCGCATTCTTCACCACAGAGTAGGCAGAAAGCTCTTCTGCGCTGAGTTCTACCTCAGACACAGTAGGTTCACTCTCACTAGTGGTGTTGCCCCAATCGACAGTTACTGATCCTGTTTCACTCGGGAAAGACTGCTTCTCAGAAGTCATATCCCACACCCGACAATATTGGAGCACCACAGACTTTTCACGAGCAAAGGCAAGAATCTCGCTCTCTACCACATCCGGCACCGGGAACACATTACCTGTATCCCCAATAGCGGTCTTTACCTCCGCTCGGGCGTCACCATAAATGTCCCTAAACCTGGCCAGAGCCACGGGGTCCTGGAATACGCCCGCCTTAAGGAACAAGCAAAAGTACTTAGCCAACTCCTGGCGGGTAGACTCCTCGATCACATGAGTAGGATGGAGAAAAGAATCCATCAACCTCTTGCCCTGCTTAGCCATTTCATAAGGAGCAATGATTTTGGCTGCCTCATCCTCTGTTGCCCCTTCGGGAATGGCAGGGATGGGGAAACCTTTCTTTGCTGCTTCCTCATACACAGCAAGCTTAGCCTGAAGCTCCTCCACCTTTTCCTTGATGGCCTGGCTACCTTTAACCTGTTCGGCCAACTCCTTAATCAAACCTTCGAGTTCTTTCACTTTATCGCTCATAATCACAACACCTCTTCTAATTTTGTTTCAGAGCTTCAACAAGCTCTCGGACAACCCCGCATAGGGCTGCCACTTCTTCATCACTTGGGCCATCATCATCGGTTTCAGGCCGGACATCAGACTCTGTGGCCCCATTATCAGTGTCCTTGTCCTGCGAGAGGATCTCCTCATATAGCTCCTCTGAAGTCTGGTCCTTAAGTTCCTTTGTTGGCTCTTCTTTACGAGCCAAGGAACCGACCAATTCTTTGACCATAGAGTGAGCAGAGAGCTCCTCAAGCAATTTAGCCTTCACCTGTTCGACAAAAGCATCAACGTCCATAGCCGCTATACTAACAAATTGCTGTTTGCTTTCCTTAGGCTCTTCGCCTATGTTATCTTCCTGCTGCTGGGGTTCTGCTTCCGAAAGGACTTCCTGGATAAGATTCATAGCCTGCTGCAACCTTTGCTTATTCTTGGCACTAAGAACTGCACCAGCTTTTTCTTCCATGTCTTCTATAGAATGATAATCGGGCACAGGCTTATCAAACTTCTTGTAATATGCAGCAAGGAAATTATATGCCGCCTTTCTCTCTGTCTCTGGCAAATCTACTCCGCCTCTAGCTCCAAGCACTGCACCCATAGCTGCTCTCACTCCTCCCCACACAGCCTTAAGAGTGCCGCCTATAACATCTGCAAAGGGCAGCTTATAAGAACCGAAGTTGTCTGCATTGGCTGGGTCATAAACCACAAATGCTTTCTGATACTTCTTCCAATCAATCTTGTCCTTATCAGGCCCACCAGCCCACTTGCGAATACGTGCCACTGCTGCCGCAGCATTCCAGGTCGGACGGTCATCAGTTGGAAGATCCCTAGCTCCACCTATAGTTCTCTCTTCTAAATCTTCTGCGCTGGCCTGACCAGGGCCGGGACGATCCTCGCGTCTCATTTGTCCACCACACTCCGGACACTTAAGATCATTACAGTGCTGTTCTGTAACTTCCATCTTATATCCGCATTCAATACACTCACAAATGAATTTCTTCATATCCACACCTCCACCGTCTTTTTGTTTTCTTTCATTGGTGACATTGCCTGGAACTTGAACAGTCACACTATCTGTCTCTTCCTCATACTGGACCTTACTCTTGATTCTTTCTATCTCTTCCAAAGCATCATCTTCGCGGTCCACTGGTAAGCTTAATGAAGACTTTCCAATCAAATAATCATAAGCCGTCTCTAATACCCTTTCATCAGAATCGGCGTAGGACTTCAGAGCATCTTGTAAAGCATTGGGGTTGCTCGGTACTGCACATCCAGAAAGTTCTAATAGTTCCTGTTTCAGATAACGACGACCTCCTCGGAGCAAGAGTAACTTACCTTCCTCTCCTTCAACTGCCCTTCCTTCCTCATCCTCTTTCTCTAACGGCTCCCACTCAAGCGGAATGAACCCCACAGAACTTGCATTGATAACTTTCTCGTGATAAAGCTGCAGGATCATATCAGCAAATGGGTGCACCCCCTCGGTTGGAAACTTAATGTAGAAAACCATGTGAGGCTCTGGCTTCCTCCTCCTTACCACCTTCTGAGCAGCACCTAATGGAACGCTCCGATAATCGTGCGCCCACAGAAACACCGGATTCTTAAGATAGTTTTCCAGTTGCCACCCTTTCAACGTGATAATATCCCCGTCTCGGTCTTTAGACTCATCAGTGCCTCGGATCACTAAAGTTCTGTTGCTTAAGTTAACTGCCTTGACTGTAGACAAGAAGTCCGCTCCATAAACTTCCTTGCCGTTCCTTTTAACTACTTTTCCGTCTTTTGTTTTAAGTTGGTAAGCCATTTTTCTATCCTCCTGCTTAAAGTTTATGAACTCTTAGAAACTGCAACCTCAATACACCTGCAGTTATGAACGACGAAACCTTTCGCTACATAACTTTCATCTTCCTCAACAGCAAAATTATAAAGCCTTCTAGGCCTCTTTAGTTTAAAGATCTTTACCTGGCCGATTTCTACAGCAACTTGGCAATAGGCACCTGTATGATTTAGAGAAACAAGATCGAAGAACTCCCATATCGGGGCTCCATTACCATACCATACATGAGCAATTTCATGATCAGGATACTCCATTAAGATTTCTAGATCCCTCTGACATTCCCTTTCTCTTCTCTTTTCAAACGGACCATGATAAGCAGGACTATCACACTCGATAAACAGCTTTTCATCAGGAATATAAAAATCAACCCTTCTATTGCCAACAACAAATTGACGTAAATATTTAAAACCAAGATCACTCAAATATTCTGCCATGGACCGCTCAATGCTAGTTCCCTCCCATGAAGCCTTCCCCAAAGTAACAAAAGAGGTCTTCTTAAGCATCTCAAGCCTGGAACCATATTTTTTGTTTATTGCTTCGTTTATCCTTGTCATTAACGTTATCTTATCTTTTGACCAAGCTCTCTTCAAATAACCTCCGGGACCGTACTTATTCCAAACAGCTTCCCTAGCAGCTTTCGTTATCTCTTTTTTGTCCCTAATCCCCTCTGCATACTCCCTTCTCAATTGCTCACTTGTCTTTCTACTAATCAGTTTTCTATGCTCTGGATCTGACCACTGCTTGTCTGTAATATCCCTGCTCAAGCAAGTCCTAGAACAATATTTTCTCCAATATGGGATTTGTTTTCCACACCTAGCACAATATGAACCTAACATCATAATCTTATCACCTGGTTCAACATCTTTTGCTTCTTTCCACTTCCCACCACTCATCAAAATAGGATGTTCGGGTGTAACAAGAATCGTTTGATCCTTTTTATCTCTTGCTACGAGCTTTACAACTTCTCCGTCATATATTTTTCCTCCCAATACCCTAGTAACCTTCCTAAATCTATTTTTGTGAGTCAGTACCAAGTCTCCTGTCTTAATACTTCTAATTTGCTTCCACCCTCTGCTCGTAAAAATTCTAGTCCTTGGGCTTACAAAACAGTTAATGACCTCACCAGCTGGGCCGTTAGGGTCTGTTGGATACCTCAATGAAGCTCCCCCCACGATCCAGGTCTCCCCAGCCTTGCGGGTCTTGCCATGCATTTCAACATGAGTAGGTCTTACTCTTTCATCTAATGCAGTAAACCAACGAAATTCCTGATACTCTGTCCTGCTTAAAGCCTCATGTCGAGCAAAGTTATTTGCCCCCACTACTTCTGTGCGAGCAATAGTCTTAGCTCGCTTAGCAGCAAAATTGAACTCATTCTTTATCCTCGTTGCTAGCTCATCTATTGTCTCCCCTTTGGCTGCCCCTTCGGCCAACTGTTTAGCAACTCTCTTTCTTATAGTTCTTGTAATCCCAGAAAGTTTCATATTCTTCTGAGCCAAGAAATTCACCACTACAGGATCATTAAGACCAAAGTCTATAACTATTCCCAATTCATCTTCTATACTGGAAATACCTATAATCAGAGCCTCTTCATAGGCTTCTGTTATCCAGCGTTTCAGCTCTTTCTCATCCACACTAAGATCAAGCTCAAGCACATCTTGAGGAGACTTGGTTCCTTCATATAAAACCTTGAGTATCTTTTTTCTCATGTTAAAGAAAACTCTCTTGACCTTGCCTTCTAACCGGTTCTCCACAGGTCCCAATTTTCTAGTAAGACTCTTCCATTGTTGTTCTGCTCTCACTTCCCATGTTTTACCCGCAGGTGACGAGAGCCGCTTTACTACCTCACCTTCTACTAACTCCTGTTGTTCCGGAGAAAGCGGAGGAGCTGGCTGATCATCTCCTATCGGGATCAACGTTGCTGGCATATAAAAGTAATCACGCCAAGGTTTGTTCTCAAATCCTAGTTCAAGCCTTTCATTTATTTCGTTGGCAGTAAAACCTAACCTTGCTAATCTTTCCGCTGTGCGAACCTTCTGATTAAAATCTTCATGCAAAGCTTCTATGGAAGAAACATCAAATTGTAATTCAAGCCCTGCACTCTCCATAAAAACAAAGTTAAGTGCACTCACAATTGATCGCATTATTGGTAAATTAGTGTCCTGCCACCAACTCTTTCTCTGCTCCTTAGCTGTAGCATAATTCAGGTCGTCTGTAACTGAGATAACGGCTTTCTTCATGCCAAAGATCTGAAGAATACGTTCTTGGTTGAACCGCCTAAGGTCATAGAACTCCATATCTTTATGAGTTAAAGCAGTCTGGGAATACTGCAACCCTTGTTCGAGCAACATTAAACGATGTCCTCTTCTATAACCCTTATGTCGAGATTCAAGTTGTTCCCTTAACCGAGCATACTGTTTATCGCTTAATTTACTTTCAGTAGTTAATACTCCTCCTGGTGCGGCTCCCTCTTCAAAGAATACAGAGTTATAATAAGCTGCTCGAAAGTCCCCAACAATTGACATCTTTCCTGCAATTAACGGAGCTTGACCCATAATTGGATCGTAAGGATTCCAGAACCATATATGGCACACCTTTGCGGGATCAAGATCAAACCTCTCTTTAATTCCAGAAGCAGGACCAGGCGAATAACGCCAAGCTGTAAGATGGCCGGTCCTTTGATCTCTCACAGGCTGCATGTTTTTTCTCGAAACAACCCACAATGAATCCGGCGCTCCGACCCAATCAGGCGGAAAAGGAACAACCCACACATCTCCATCCAGCATCAAGTAACTAACTATTGCTTCCACAAACGAATACTGATCCAATAGATAATTGGGTTTCTTCAAAAGTTTCGTCCACGGATGATCGTCGCCGACAGGTTCCAGTTTCCCTTCTGCTCCGGGCTGCATCACCTGTAATGGAACCTGGCTTATAGCCATGGCTGTGGTGGAAATACAGATATAAACCAAATCACTCTTAGTATAAGGGTGTCCCATTACATTGTGGTCCTCAAGGGTGGATTCAATGTTCTTAAGAAACACTGTATCCCAAGACGATTTGGCTTCTGTAATTGTCCGTACCAATCTAGTTAGTCTGTTCAATTACTCCTCTCCCTTCTTTCCTCCTTTGGTCGGGTGAAGCAGATACTCTATCAGAAACAATAACCATCCACCTATACAACTGATAATCAAAATCCATTTTATCGCTTCCCAGATAGGTTCTGGCATTCTTTTACCCTCCTTTATCTCTTCATCAAGTTATTAACCATCATCTCTGTCTTCTCATGGCTACCCTTGCTAGATCCAAAAAAGTATTGGATAATAGCTGTCACCCCGCTAGTCAAAGTACCAAAGAGTGAGCCTAGAAGGAACACTACATATTGAGGCATGTTGTCGGGCATCTTTCCCGATAACACTAAAACCATCATAGTTATGATAGCAACAAAGAAACCCGCCACAAATGTCCAGGCCAACATATAAAGGTTTATGTCTTTCTTACCGGTAGCCTGGACCACCGCCACCTCCCTAGCCCTCGCATCAGCAACATCCTTCAAGTATCTATCAATAATAAACTCCTTATGCTTCAGCTCAATTTGCCTTAACTCAACCGCAGCATTAGAATTCTTCTCAATTGCCTTTATAAGGCTTTTAGGGTCTTTCGGATCACCGCCAACCGCTTTAGCTACTAGGCCTCCTAAACTGGCCCCCCCGGGGCCACCAATAGCAGCCCCTAACAAAGGAGCCCCTAATTCTACTACCTTCCTACCCAGTTCTTTCCAGTCCATCTTATCCTCTCCTTTGTAGCTTCTGTTCCTTCGAGCAAATCTTTGAGTCTGTCATGCTCTGCGTATTTTTCCTTGAGCAACTTGATAAACACTTGACATTCCATCCTAATAGCTGCCATTCTTTCTTCAATTTTTCTTTTAGTAACTTCTCCATTTTAGCTGCTCCTTTCAATAAACCTCTTTTATCGTAAGATGAAACTCGTTGTGTCCTTCCATCCTAGCCATAAAGGCATGGAATGCTTTTCTGCTTTCCAGGACTGCCCTATTTGTCTTAATATAACCTACCTCAGAGCCAAGGATTATGCAACCTTCAGTATCTTCGACCGTATTCCCACTATGGAACAATATATGGTCTCTCCCAGGAACATCTACGATCATAAACGTTTCGCCAAACCTTGGGGACACATGCCGCTTGGCTATGTACTGCTGGGCTGGAATGTTTGACTTCCCTTTTTCATTCAGCCTATCAGGAGGCTCAAGGGTCCAGCAGAATACCTCTTTCTGAATCTTAAGCACTCCAATAGTGCCCCAAGGATCATTCTCTTCCAATCTTATCAGTTCTACTATGGGAAGCATAAAAACTCTCTGTCCTTGCGTTATGATCCTCAATGGCCTTCTTCATACGGGCCAGTTCCTTTTCAATCTCTCTTAGTAACTGCATAATGTTCTGGCCCCCATTCCGCAAATGGTGCCTGAGTTCTTCCAGATCCCTATCTTCCATCTTTATTTCGTAAAAAACCCAAAAAAGGTTTTTGCTAGACCTGCCAAAAATCCGCCTACCCCGCCCGAAATCACCGCATAAGCCAGAGTTCTTTGCTTTCGGCTATCGAGCTCTCTATGCCTTGCATCACAATTAACTAGATGCTGGTCCAGGCGATCATAGAGACCCTTAAGCAGATCAAACATTATTGCTTTCTGTGTTCTCTCATCAGCATTCGTAAAAGTTTCCTTTTCGAGGTCTAGTCCGTCTACCATTTTTCATCTCCTATTCTTTCACGTAGAGATAAAATTCGCCCCATACAATCCCGTCCGTGTGGACAATGTCATAGACGATAAGCCTGGCTGTGTATGCTCCCGCAGCTAACGTCCCACTATACTCATTAAGATCAACGATCACTTTGCCTGTAGTCCCTGTGTCCGTCCATGTAAAGACATCACTTTCAGAGTTTGAATCAATCTCAGTTGAACCTATGATCAGCTTTATGCGAGTAATATCGCTTAGGTCCACCGCCTCTCCATCAGCCTTCAGCAGCAGATCTATGGTGTTATCGTGACCTATGTAAAAGACCTCGGTTATCATTGTCTGTCTCCCTTAGCTCAAGCTGTTCGAGAAGTTTCCAGCCGCAAACCTCCAGGTGTCATTGTATCCGACTTCCTGGTCACTGACCTCGTTGTCGTAAAAGAGCAAGTTACCAGCCGACGCGGCATCAACTAGAGCTGCTGCAACGATAGTGCCCCAGGAACCAGTTGCTGGGCCTATATCAATGTTATCTGCATTACTAACTGAGTTTCCTGATACAACGTCCCATGCAGGAGATGATCCACCATTAGGACTGACAAGGATTCTGCTGTATCCATTTCCAGAGGGCTCAGTAATAGTCGAACCTGTGTCGCTGTCGCCAATTGTTGCAGTAGTAAGAACGACATAGGTAGAAGGAGCCGTGTAAGCTTGGTTACGGAACGCAAAGTCAAACAGAGCATTGGCCAGGTAGTCTGAGATGTAGCCGCTGTTGAACTCTACGTAAACCTCCCCTGACTCGACTGTTGGGACATTATCAATGTATACGTTTTTCGTTACCGATAGTGATCCATGTGCTAACATGTTCCCGCCCGTTTCGGCATCAAACACCGCCCAATGAGTTATCTCTCCCCAGTTCGTCGATGCTACTGGAAACTCCACATCTCCACTTTGTGTGACCCGTCTGGATGCTGCTGCACCGAAGGTGATGGCTTTCCTGCTGTAGTTGCCATCAGATGGCTCGCTCAGCCCAGAACCGTCATCAAGAGGATCTGCTAATGACAGAGCAAGGTAAACTGTAGCTGGCGGAGTATAAGTGTTATGGTTAAATATATGATCAAGCAGTTTATTTTCTAAGTAATCAGATATTGATCCCATTTTTTATACCTCCTCGATGGTATATTTTGTTGTTAATGATTCAAATTCGTACTGCGTCGTTAATGACTCGATAGTCGTATCTGTAATCAGACCCAGGCCTGTTACGATCAGCTCGATTGCACTGGTTAAAGTCGTTGTGTCTATCTGAACGGTCACGTCTCTTAGGATGGAAAGCATTGCATCTGCTGATTCAGTTTGAGCCTGGACAGTACCTACAACTGATCGTAGTATACTAAGGGCGGCCTGTGCAGTTTCTGTAGTAGTGACAATTTGAGCTTGGCCAATTCTGAGAGCTGTAAGATTTGCATCGGCAGTGGCTGTCTCTGGCGTTATAGATGAACTAAGCAAATGGAGTAACGTAACAAGGGCTGAAGAAGTGCTCGATTGTCCCTGAACAGAAAATGTGGCCGATCTCAAGATTGATAGCACAATATCTGGCACATGTGTTTCCGCGATGATACTGGCTGAAACCGGTCTAAGCAAAGAAAGTGTTACTAAGTCAGATGCCAGGGACTGGCTTAGTATAGATGCTGTAACGTTTCGGAGAACTGTAAGATTTATATTGTTTGTATCTGTGACGGAAGTAACGTCCGCAAGAACAGATCTAAGAACCGTTAGAATTATATCTCCAGAATCCGACTGGCTTGTGATGTCCGCTGAAACTGACCTAAGCACTGAGAGGACTACAGCATTAGTACCCGTGCCTACCTGCACATTAGCAACAGGCAGCCATATTGCTGCTGGGTCCCATCTTACATCTGAGGCCCACTCAATGTCGTCTGCCCAGTCAAGTTTAGGAATTGAGTCCATGGTTAGTTACCTTCCTTGTACTGAATGTCTGCATTCGGAGTCTCGCCGAACTCCGTTATCAGCTGATGTAACTGACCTTTTGTTACCATCGGATCATTGGAATTTTTGCGATCAAACATTGTTGTCCTCCTATTACCAAGTATTCTTAAAAGGCTTTTTCTCGACCACTCGCTCTTCGTAGATAGGGTTACCTTCCTCATCTACACCCACCTGAACCTGGATCTTGCATCCATCTGCTATCCACTGTTCCCATTCTTCAAGGGAGGTAAGGTTCGGAGCTTCAGGGTATTCCTTGCGCCTGATGCCGCAGAGATATTCTTCTACCTTGTTTTCTGCGTAGGGCTGGGGATCGGCATCGAGTGGGATGTCCGCATGCCAATTGTATGACACGTCATTGTCATCTGTTAGGGTGAAGAAGATAGTTTGGTCGTCTTCATTTGGTCTTGTTCTTGCTATTGTTATTTCCATAATTGCCTCCTTATCTGAGTTGAACACCAAGATACTTTAATACTAAAAAGTCTAAAGTACTAGCTCCACTTGCGAATATTCTATAATAAATATTTCCATCACTAGTACAACCAACAAAACCATTATTCATTCCATAGAAATCATCAGCCTTTCCAGATACATCAATACTAAGTATCTGTAGGTTAGTCCCTGATGCAAAATCAACATAAGCATTAGCCAGAGAGCTTCCAGAATCTCTGATTACTCCTGTAATAAAAACTGCCTTAGCTCCTTTTGGGATAGCTCCATTACTATCTGCCTCAAGATTTAATAAAGTATTACCCGTAACACTACTCCACCCATGAACTCCATGAAATTTATTACTTCCAACCGCACTCTCAAACCAAATCGTCTCATTCGGCTTCGGCGCATAGTTGCCCTCGCCGATGCTTGAGCCGAAGACGAGCATGGGTTGGGAGATGTAGGCAGTCGCTCCTGCAGCGATTGTTATTACGGCAGGACTTATATTCGAAGCACCGCTTCCAACGGTAATAGATCCCTCTAGCCACTCCCAAGAGGTTGTAGTGCTAGTATTATAAGTTCCGTATCCATCAACATAGTACCTCAAAGTCACACCACCTACTGAACTCGCTCTTGCAAACAATCCCAATGCTATTGTTCGATTGTACCATTTCTGTAACCATGATCCTACATTCGTTTTACCGTACATAAAGGCAATACTACGGCTATTGGAGGCATCGGTATTGACAATTTTTAGTGCATAAAATGAGCCATCTCTCGTGTTAGTCCCTCCATCCCAGTGCACACGGTAAAGCTTAAGACCAGCGTCTTTACCCCACCCATCAGGCCCCAGGGTATTCGCTTCCACACAAGCAGGGGTGACTTCGGAGAGGGTGATCGTGTCGAAGAGAATGGTTGTGCCTGAGCCTGCTCCTGCTATCTGATAAAGAGAGATGTAGGTTGTGGTTGCAGTTGCTTCAAAGACTATACTGTATTTGCTTAACCAATCTACAGCCTCGGTCTGTCCATAAGAAGTAACCTCGTCTCCGCCAGCGGAAGTTCCGACTTTTACATCGAACGTAGCTTCAGTGCCAGGACTGCAATAGAACTTCAGACGATATAACTTACCGACTTCAGTTGTGATAGCCTGATAAGCATAAGGGTTTGCCGTACCGGCTTCGGTGATTTCCAATGCATTGCCACTTTGTCCACCGGTCACGCTCGCAAGTGTGGCCCCATTCCCTGCTGTCCAACCAGTGGTGTCCGTATCGAATCCGCCGTTCGTAACCAGGTCACTAAACCCCGTATTCGGATCAGTATAATCCGCCAGCGTCCCGTTGCTCCATACTCCGAAGCCTGAGTTGTCAAGAAGATTCTCAAGAGGTCTATAAGAAAGAGTCAAGTTCCCATCTGCATCTGAAACGGGAACCTTACCAAGTGCAGCGCCGGTTGTTTGTTTTAGAGTAGTGAAGGCCCCTGCTGCTGGTGTAGTCTGGCCGATGGGAGTGCTGTCGATGGCACTGCTGGTCAAGTTGCCTTGGATGTCAAGATCACCAGTTATCGTATCACCAGACTTCTTAACAAACACATTCGCAAAAGCAGAACTTCCTACTCTCAATGCTATACGGCTATCATAATTGTTCTCTATCGAGATCGTAACTGTAGGATCTGTCCCGGTGCCCGACACATTAGCGTAGAGCTTGAGAACTATTCGGTCAGTAGTGTCGAGAGCGATGTCTGAGTTTATGTAGGAGGAAAGAATGTATTGTGAGCGTGAATCAGTCAGGTCATCGCTTATTCCGCTGGTCATTAGCTCGGTTTCTACGTCACCTGAATCTCGTTTGAACAGCTTCCAATAGATATTCACCGTCTTATTCCCGCTCTTGTACAGGAACATCGTGGCAGTGTACACTCCCAAGGACAACAGGTCTATCCCTGGATCGCCGCTCTCGGTGACAAAGGACCATAGGAGCTGATCGTCTCCTGCTGCAAGAGTCGGACTAGTAAGCTCAGAGAGGGTCTCGCCTGTCTCCTCATCTTTCAGGTAATAGTATCCGGAGACGTCAGCGGAGTCATCGGTAAGAAAGAAGGTCCACACCGAGGCAGCTACAGCATGATCTACGTATTCCTTTGTAGCTGCATGACTGTTCACAGTAGGCACGTTCTGAAGGGTGACGCTTTCGAAGGTTGCTCCCTGAAGAATCCACCGTTTGTCACCTGCGTTTGTGTCAGGTACTATGACGTTGGGAACATCTTCTGCCGCTCCGGAATCATCATCTAATACGTACTCATATTTGATCCCGTTCACATAAACATAGGCTACATCACCGTCAAGCAGGTTAGCACCATCAATGCCGTCAAGAGCATCAAGGGTTCCGCCTGTAAGTGCTGTTTTTATGTAGACTGTTTTTGCCATTGATCATCCCCTTTACAAAAATCTGAGCACTTCGCGTTCCATATCGGCCTCGTCCATAGCCCAAGCCAGCATCATGCAGTCGGCTAGGTCTGGACTCCTTTTCAGCTTTACTTTAATCTGCTCTTTCTCCAAAATTCTTATTTTCCTTCCAAACTTGGCCTCTATGTAGCACAACTCGTTGGCCAGTTCATCATCGTCTATGTCTATCTCATCTTCCACAAAGGCTCTATAAAGCTTCCAGTAGTATTGAGCTCGCTTGTTTTGAAATTCAAGATCCCCCATATCATCCGCAGTATCGTCCGGCTCCTCTGAAACTACAATGCCGTTGACCGGGAAACCCTCCTCGAACAGCATATCCACTATACCTCCGCCCACCCCTATATCATCCACATTAATGCACCGAGGTTTGTACTCGTTGTAAAGTTTTTTGATTGTTCCTACAACCTCTGTCTCCCTTCTACGTTCCATTTGATGAATAATTCTAAACTTTCCACTAGCCCAACGGCATCCAATAACTGTACGATCACTTCCTTGTCTTGCTACATCAACTCCAAAGGATATAACTTCATCCTCTGGCAGCTCTGTCTGCAAAGCCTTAGTAATTGCACTGTAAGGAATAAGCATACTGATGGTGTCTTCAGGGAACTCAGCTTCTACCCGTGATTTGTATAAAGGGCTGTCTTTTCCCCACTTCTTCTTCATTCTCTCTGGCCAGTCATGGGATACCAGTTTGGGGTAAACATTACGTTTGTTGCGTACATTTGGGGTGATTCGAGCGGGAATGCTAAAGGCCTTATACTCGCTGCCTGGCTTGAAACAATCAGCAAAAGGCGACTTAGCATCAATGGGATTGCCTATAAGAAGGACAAAACTGTTTTCACTTGTCAGTATAGTCTCTAGCATGTCATAAGTGGCCGGGTCATTGCCTCCTGCTTCGTCCATTATAGCAAACACAGTTTCTTCGTGAAAACCTGGGATGTTAGTCTCAGGATGATCCGTGCTAAACCCCTCCATAAACCATTTGTCCCCTAGCTCTAGCGAGGTCTGTAGAAGTTTACCCCCTAGATTGGCTCCTCTTTGATGGGCTGTATTGTAGATGTCTCTTATCTCGCCCCATAATAGCCTTTTTACTTGCCTAAATGTAGGTGCTGTGGTTACCCCTAAAGCATGCCATACATACAGCAGATACAAAGCCGCTATACCTGCCATAAAGGTCTTACCTGAGCCATGGCAACTCTTCACTGCCACTTTCCTGTGCTTGACTAATGCTCTTAGGATCTCTCTTTGGATTGACCATAATGGGTAAGGTCGATAGGGGCGGGGCTTCCAGTTCTTAGGCGGACAATCATGGCGCCATACTGTTGTAGGGATCTTTAGTTCATTGCTTACAAACTTCAACGGGTTCTTCTTATAGGTCTCTATGTCTTGTTTTGCCTGTTCTATCATCTTGGCATCTACGTCTTGATGACCTGTAGTGAACCAATGTTCTGGTAATGTTGGCACTCCCATACCAAGCGACCTATTGTCCACGTAAGGCTCTTGTGCTGAAGGTTGGCGTTTAGACCTTCTCTTTAGCCTTGTCCTCTTCTTATTCAGTCTGTCTGTTATGTTTATTACTTTAGGCATATTTAAGATGCTTTGTTTCTATAATAATCTCAATTAGTTAATTGCCTAGCCAACTCTACTTTGTCCCTTAAAGTAAGATTTAAGTTGAGGTTCTGTGGGGTGTTCCATCTGTCTGGCATTCTGTTCCTTAGCCATAGCTCTATAGCTCTTACATCTGGAGCTAGATGCTTGAGGACTCGTTTTGTTATCTGTCCTCCTTCTTCTGTTACTTCTGTTATATTGTATCCTAAGGCTCTTCGGTATAGGGCTTGTTCTACTCGTCGGTTAGGGGATTGTTTACCTTTTTCTAAGGCTTTCTTTAACTTGTCGTCTTTTGGTATGTAGGCTTCAAATGTGCTGTAAGGTACATCTATAGCATGAGCTATTTCTTTGTCGGTTAGCCCCAATTCTGCTAGACGTTCTATAAGCTTGTAATCCAATTTATGTTTACGTGGGTTTCCCATGACATTGTTATTACAGCGGAACCGATTGGAAAAATAAAGCCCTCTGGGGTAAAAACATAAAAAATTAAAGCATTTTTTAATTGACTTTTGATTTGTTCAATGATTGGAAAGATTTATCTATGGTGGGACTCGAATAATTTTTTACGCCTTAACAAATAAGCTTGCTGTGTGACTTCAAATAGGCGGGCTATTTGTTTCGATGATAGTCCTTTCCTGTGTTCCAACTCGTAGAATGCTTCTCGTAGGGTTCTGTAGCCTAGCTCCCATGCTCTCTTCTGCCACCTGTAACGAGCTGCACGACTACGGAATCCCTCACGGTTTATCACTCGATGACGTCTTTTTGTCCTTTTACCTACCGGGACCAACCCTCCTCGCACCTGTTCCATTACTCGTCGCAACAAGGCAGTGTTCTTTAAACCAAACTCTTTTGCTAATTCGCCTAAAGGCAAATGCCAAATGGCTTGCACAAATTCATCAACCCTCTTGTAACCTGCTTTTCTAGAATGGTACAATATAGTGTTGTAGTACCTGCGGCCTTGAATTGGGAATTTGCACAAAGGACGTAGCTGCCCGTAGACATTTGAGTAGCTGTAGTTGAGGTTGTACTGGTGAGCTAAATAATCGGTAAGATCGCCAAATGTGTGGCCTTTCAGGATGAAATCTGTGACAAAAGCCTGGGCTGAATCGAAACCTTCCTCTCTTGATATAGTCTCAAGCTCCTGTAAAAGTGACATATCCAATCGGCAATCTTGAGCTGTTTTCAAGTGTAAAC